TACTGGATATGTAAATCCACAAATTAATATACCCGAACCAACCTATGAGAATCTTGAAGTTGTGGGTATATCTAGATTAGGAATTGGTGAAACTACTGATACTGGATCAAACTTACTCTTGAATGTTGGAGTTAGTGCTGCGTCAACTACTGTTGGGATTGGTTCTACAACATTCCAAATAAAAGATTTTGAAATTGCAAGAGCAGGACATTCCTTCAAGAAAGGGGATAAATTCAAACCTGTAGGACTAGTAACTGCTGCTCATTTAACAGCACCAATACAGGAATTTGAATTAGAGGTGTTGGAGATATTCAACGACAAATTCTCTGCTTGGCAATTTGGTCAAATTGATGCAATTGATAGTATTAAAATACTTCAAGATGGTGTAAGAACAAGATTCCCATTATTCTTTAATGGTGAGTTACTAAGTTTTGAAAAGGTTTTAAGTAATCCTAGATCAGCGTTAATTGATCTAGATGCTGTATTGCTAATTTTCATTAACGGTGTATTGCAAAAACCTGGTGAAGCATACCAATTCCAAGGTGGAACTACCTTTACATTTACAGAACCACCTACTGGAGAGTCTACTGCTGGTCTCAATGATAATGATAAAGTAGATATTTACTTCTATAAAGGAATTGATGGTATAGATGTGCAAATTGAAAATGTCTCTGAGACAATAAAAATAGGTGATAATTTAAGAGTTTTTGCAAATCAAAATTTACTTGGAATAACCACATCACAACAAAATGAAAGAATAGTAAAAGAAATTCTTAACACCGACATACTTGATACTGACATTTACACAGGACTTGGTATTGATGAGGTAAATGAGAAACCAATAAGATGGACTAAACAAAAAACTGATTTTAAAATTAATGGTCAAATAATTGATAAATCCAGATCTATATTAGAACCTCAAATTTATCCTACATCAAAAATAATTGGTGATGTATCAACCATATCTGGAAAGGGTACTGCAACTAATGATGGAATATTTGTAGACGATGCTATCTCCTTGTTCTATGAGAATAAGTATGGTATTTCAGTTGATTCTGTTGATGCATTAATAACATCTGGGGAAATTAATGTAGGTGCATCTGCAACAGCAACTGTGTCTCCAGAGGGCATAATAACAGATATTAATATTACAAATGCAGGTAGTGGATACGAGAGTGCTATAGTCAAAATTAGTAATCCATTTGTAGGAATCGCAACATTTATACAATCTGATGGAACAGTGGGAGTAGCAACTACTGCAACAGCAACTGCTACTATAACAAATGGTGCGATAACAGATATAAACATTACAAATCCTGGATTTGGTTATTCTAACGTGGCTCCACCACAAGTTATAATTGATCTACCTAAATTTAAAACAGAAAAAATAACTGGATTTACTAATTTCCAAGGTTATACTGGAATAATAACTGGTATAACTCAAACGACTAGAAGTGGTGGAGGTCCAGCACTTAAATTTGAATATACTGCAGTAGTTAGAAATAGTAGTGGTCAACTGATAACTGCTGATGCAAATACATTACAACCAGGATATCCAATTCTAATTACTAATACAAAAGTTGGAAATGGACTTACATCAGTAGAACCTGGCAATTCATCACTTGTTGGTATTGGTACAACTTTCCTTGATAATGTTTACGTTGTTCATTCTATAACATCTAACGGTTCAAATGGATCTATCATATGCCATGTTCATACAAATAGTGCTGGTTCTATCAACGGTATTGATGAGGAAGGGTTCTTTGATCCTAACTTCATTGGATTGACTACAAGTTTAGGAAATTTAAGTTGGGGTAGATTGTATGGTAATGATGTTGAACGTTCAAGTAATCCTATATCTATCGGTGTTACTGGACTGACTGTGAATAGTGGACTTACAACTTTCCCAACAATACAAAGAAAGAGTTATGATAATGTTGGTGAAACAGGACACAGAAATAGTGGTTCAATAAGAGCTGTTATAACTTGATGTAGTAAACCCCTATAAATAGAAAGAAAAGTACAGATACGATGTCAGCAATTGTTACTGATCAATTTAGAATTTTAAACGCCAATAATTTTGTAGAGTCAGTAGAGGATACAAATAATTCATATTATGTATTTTTGGGATTATCTAACCCTACTGGCACAGAAAGTTTAGTGGGATATGGTAGATCAAGTGATTGGAACACAACCACTCCAGCACCAACTGATAGTTTTTCCTATCAAAGACATAGTGGTGATACAATGATGTTTGGTAAAAAAATATCATCTGCTAATATTAGAAGACTTATAAGAAGAGTAGATTGGGTCTCTGGTAATAGATATGAAATTTATAGAGATGATTATAGTCCAACTAATCAAAGTCCATTAACAAAATCTAATAGACTATACGATGCAAATTATTATGTAATGAACTCTGATTTCAAAGTTTATATTTGTATTGATAATGGTTCTACAGGCACTAATCCATTAGGTAATGTATCGCAAGACGAACCTACATTTACAGATTTGGAACCTTCAAAGGCAGGTAATAGTGGTGATGGATATAAATGGAAATACTTATTTACGGTATCTCCTAGCGATATTATTAAATTTGATTCAACAGAATTTGTCACTGTTCCAAATGGATGGTCAACATCAACAGATTCTCAAATAAGAACTGTAAGAGAGAATGGTAACTCTGATGTAAATTTAAATCAAATAAAACATGTATACATCGAAAACGGTGGTGCAGAGTATAAAAATGGATTATCTCAAGAAGTGAACATTGTTGGAGATGGAACAGGTGCAAAAGCAAGAGTGGATGTTGTTGGTGGTAACATCACGAACGTAATAGTGAGTGCTGGTGGAAAGGGGTACACCTATGCTATGGTTGATTTAGCGGGTTTGAATTCAAATGTTCCAACAAGCGGGAAAGCAAAATTAATACCTATAATTCCACCTGCTAGGGGTCACGGAGATGACATTTACAGTGAGTTAGGAACTGATAAAGTTATAATTTATTCTAGATTTGATGATTCTACAAAGGATTTTCCAAGTGATACTACGTTTGCACAAGTTGGCATTGTAAAAAATCCAACTAAATCTGGAACTGACATCACATATACTGATAATACATTTTCATCATTACAAGCAGTGAAATTTCTTAATGTGAGTGGTACACCAAAAGTTGGTGAGAAAGTAACACAATTATTAACTGTGAGTCCAAATGTAGGGAAAGTTGCTAAAGGTTATGTATCATCCTACGATAAAGATACTAAAGTTTTAAAATACTTTAGAGATAGATCACTTTATTATAATAGCACTACCTCTGATCATACAGATTATCTTAATGTAACTACACAAGGTAGAATTTATCAATTTGAGAGTGCAAGCACATCAAATAACTTTAGTGGTGAAGAATCAGGTTTTTCAGGTGAAATTCAACTTAATTTCTCAGGTATTACAACCAATCCAACTGGAACTAAATTAATCAATTTAGGAACAAGATTCAACGCAGGGTTATCTGAATCTGAGATAAATAAAGGGTCGGGACAAATAATTTACCTAGATAATAGACCAGAAATTGTGAGAAGCACTCGACAAAAAGAGGACATTAAAATCATACTAGAGTTCTAAAATGCCACAAAAGACAAATCTAAATATAAGTCCTTATTATGACGACTTTGATAAGGCGAAAAATTTTTATAAAGTTCTTTTTAAACCTGGAAGTCCAGTACAGGCAAGAGAATTAACTGGTTTACAATCAATATTACAAAATCAGGTTGAATCATTTGGAAAACATATTTTCAAAGAAGGTTCGATGGTCATACCAGGTGGCATTGAGTATGATACATCTTATTTTTCTTGTAAAATTAATCCAAATCATCTTGGTTTAGATGTTTCGATATACTTAGATAATCTAATTGCAAAAAATAATGGTAAGGGTGTAAGAGTTAGGGGTCAAAATTCTGGCATCGTTGCAACTATAAAAAATTATGTTCTCCCACCAAATGAAGGTGTTACTGAACCAACTATTTTTGTAAAATATAATGAATCTGGAACTGATTCATTAAGTTCATTCTACCCAAACGGTGAAGTTTTAATTTTAGAAGAAAGTGTAACTTATGGAAACACTACTTTGAATGTTGGTGAATCTATATTAACTTTAGCATTAGAAAATGCTTCTGCAACTGGTTCTGCCTTTGGAGTAAATGAAGGTGTATATTTTGTTCGTGGAACTTTTGTCGATGTACCAACATCTTTAATAATATTAGATCCATATAATAATAATCCGTCCTACAGAGTAGGATTTGATATACTTGAAGAAGTTGTAAATGCTAATGATGATCAATCTTTATTTGACAATGCAAAAGGATTTACTAATTTTGCTGCACCAGGTGCTGATAGATTTAAAATAACAGTTAAATTATCTAAAAAGTCTCTAGATGATTTTAATGATACTTCTTTTATTGAATTATTCAAGGTAAACCAAGGTGTAACTAAGAAACTGCAAGATGATTCAGTATACTCGCAGATTAAGAAATATTTTGCTAAAAGAACTTATGATGAGTCTGGAAACTATGCAGTTGAACCATTCCGTGTCAATTTACAAAATTCTCTAAATGATGAAATTGAATCAAATGGATTATATACTGAGGATCAGTTAACTGATGAAGGTAATACACCTTCAGAGGACACCATGTGTGTTAAATTATCACCAGGTAGAGCGTATGTTAAGGGATATGGTGTATATCTAAATGGAACAACTGTTTTAGATGTTGATAAACCAAGAGATGTCAAAGATATACCAGCTGCATCTATACCATTTAGTATGGGTAGTTTACTTCGAGTGAATAATGTTCTAGGAACTCCATATATTAATTTGGGTGGAAATGATACAAATGTTGTTGGACTTTATAATCAAAGAAGAAGTGGTTCAACCAGTGCATCAACTGGAATAAAAATAGGACAGGCAAGAGTATATTCTTTTGGAGTTACGGATACACCATACGAAAATGCTTCAACTGAATTTGATTTATATTTGTATGATATTCAAACATATACAATTTTAGAAGTGACAAATCCCCCATCATCTAAAACAAAGGGAACAAGAGTAAGAGGATTATCTAGTGGAGCTATAGGTTATTTGGCAGAAGGTGCAAGTGGATCAAATCCTAATGAAATTAATATAGCAGAAACTACGGGAACATTTGTTGTTGGAGAACAATTAATTTATAATGAGAAAAACACTGACACAAAATCATCAATTGTTAAGGTAAATGCATATAACGTATTTGATATCAAATCTGTTTTCCAAGATGTTAGTACAATTAGTGGTAGTGGTCTGGTATCTGATTTTATAGCAGATTCAGTTCTTTATGATCGTGTATTACCAGGTTTTTCACCATCAGATCAATTAGCAGTCACTGCTACAGGTGGTGCCACTAATACTGCTACTGTTGCAGGTCGTAATTTTGCAGGTAAAGTAGGACTTACTACAGATTCAGTTATATCTTATAACTCAATTGCCTTTGCAGATCCTGTTTATAATCGTGTAACAGAGATAAGTCCCAATGGAAAAACACTTACATTGGTCGAAGTTCCTGATATAGCAGATGTAAATGAGGGAGATATTATAACTAGTGGATCAACTTCAGGTGCTTTTAGAGTTAGAGTTCCTTTAATATCAAATATTGATGATGCTGGATTATATACCAGATTACCTAGAAGAAATGTATCAAATTTAAATTCTTCAAATTCTAATTTAATTATTACCACTCAAGTAACAGGTAAATCTTCAAGTGGTAATACACTATCATTAACAACTCAAGACGCTTTAGATGCGAGTGCAGGAATTACAAGTGCGTTTTTTGAACCATTTGATGCTGAAAAATATACAATAACATATAATAATGGTTTGGTTGAACCTTTATCATCAGATAAGGTAAGTATTACAAATGATGGTAATGATATTACATTTACAGGATTGGAATTCAACCTTCCTTGCACAGTAAATGTAACACTTAAAAAAGTTGGTGTAACAAGTAAATCAAAAAATTATGTTAGAAGTAAACAATTAGAAGTTACAAGAACGACAGGTTCATCCGCAGATTCTAGTTTAACTAAGAATGATTCATATGGACTAAGAATTGAAGATGAAGAGATTTCATTAAATGTGCCAGATGTAAATAAAATAATTGGAATTTATGAATCAAAAAATACATCAAAACCAGTTTATGATAAGTTAAAATTTGTATCGGGATTAAATCTAGATACTGCATCAGTTGTTGGTGAAAAAATAATTGGTCAAGAGAGTAGAGCAGTAGGTCAAATTGTAGAGAGAACTGCAACTGATGTAAGTTTTGTTTATTTAAATGCAAATAGATTTATTATTGGTGAAAATATTAAATTCAAAGAATCATCTATAGTTGCTAGTGCTCAAGAAGTAATCAATGGAAACTATATTGATAGAACTGATAATTATCTACTAGACCAAGGACATACCAAGCAAATATCAGATTATTCTAGAATAATACGAAGAGAAGGTTCTGCTATTCCTGCAAAACGATTATTGGTTATATTTGACCAGTATGTAGTTCCATCAGGAAATAAAGGTGATTTATTTACTGTAAATTCATTTACCTCAGATAGATATTCAGAGGATATAGCAGACATAACAGGAGATAGAGCAACTGATATTTTAGATTTAAGACCAAGAGTAAAAGAGTTTACTGCTACAAATGCATCACCATTTGCATTCTCTAGTCGTGAATTTGAAGAGACAAACCCATTTGTAATTACACCAAATGAAAGTTCTATTCTTGGATATAGTTTCTATCTCCCACGTATTGATAAACTTGTTATTGATGAATATGAACAGGTAAAATTAGTCAAAGGAGTATCATCCGAGTTTCCTTCTCCCCCTACAGAAGTTGGTAATGCAATGGAAATTGCTCAGATCACATTGCCTCCATATTTGTATGATATTGTCAATGAACCTCAAATAAGGATGTTTGATAATCGTCGTTTTACGATGAGAGATATTGGTGCTTTAGAAAAAAGAATTGAAAATTTAGAAGAATTTACCTCATTAACTGCCTTAGAATTAGATACTAAATCCCTAGAAGTTAAAGATGCTGACGGTCTTAATAGATTTAAAACAGGTTTTGTAGTCAACAACTTTAAAAATAGAAGTTTCATTGATTTCAATCGTGATGGTGGTTCTAGATGTGATGTAAATGTAGAGACTAGAGAATTAATAAGTGCGGTTGATTTCTGGTCTATGAGAGCAGAACTTGCACTAAATCCAAATATTGATCTTGCATCTGCTGATTTAAACTCTAATTTACAATTACTTGATACAAATTGCAGAAAAACAGGTGATTTAATAACTCTTGATTATACTGAAATTGATTGGATCAATCAACCACAAGCAACAAGAGTAGAAAATGTAAACCCATTTAATGTTATTACATTCGCAGGTGGAATTCTTCTAGACCCACCATCAGATAATTGGTCAAGAACTGTTTATTTAAATAATTACAGAGTTGAATCAACAGGTAATACTTGGGCAGAAACATCAAACGTTGTTAACACCACGGTTCTAAAAGAAGATAAAAGTAATAGACAAAAAGTTACCGATATGTATCCTCGGTTAAAAATAGATACTGTTCAAACTAATAAACAAACATTATTAGTAGAAAGAAAATTTACTAATAATTTAGTGGGTGCTGCGGAAGAAAGTGATTACATAGAGAGCACAAAAATTGATAGTCAAGTAGATCCATTCATGAGATCTAGAAATGTATACTTTTCAGCAAATGGACTTAAACCATCTACAAAACATTTTCATTATCTTGATAGTCAATCTCCTGATATAGTTCCTAAATTAATTGAAATTGAAATGGTTTCTGGTACATTTTCTGTCTTTGAAAATGCAAGAATTGAATTAGTTAGTTTAAGTGATGATCCAGAAATAGGTTATGTAAGAATACAGAGACCAAATCATAAATTTGGTGATAGTTCAAGACCAGATGTTACTGCTGGATTGGGATCACCATCTGTTAGTATTGAGGATTATTCTATTGACCCTTACGATTCTTCAAGACCAGCACCTTCAGCAACATATTCTGCAACATCAAAGTTGCTTAATATTGATGTAAGTTCATTAGCATCTGAGGAAGAATATTATGGATATGTTGTAAAAGGTGCGATGGTAATTGGTGAAACCAGTGGTGCAATTGCAAAAATTACTAGTATAGACTTAATATCTGATAACTGGGGTGATATAATTGGATCATTCTTCTTTAGAGATGCAAATACAACTCCTAAACCACCAGTCACTTTTAGAACTGGTGCAAAAACTTTTAGAGTAACTGCTGCTGCCGAGGGTGCAGTGCAATTAACAGGTTCTACAGCACTTGCTAGTGACGCTTCAGGAGTGTTTACAGGCACTGGGGTTATCGTCACACAAACCAATAATAATGTACAGGTTAGAAACCCTGCAGCACCCCCACAGAGAGCTAATTCATTTACTGAAAAGACACAAACTATCACAAGTATTATAGATACAAAATTTGTTAAGGCACCTCATAGAGACCCATTAGCTCAATCATTTAGAGTTGATGAAACAGGAGCGTTTTTAACTTCATTTGATGTATATTTTGCTTCTAAGGATCCAAATGCTAAAGTATTTGTGGAACTTAGACATATGGAACTTGGTACACCTACAGAGTTCCTTGTTCAGAATTATACTCAAGTAGCTTTAAATCCTAATCAAGTTAATGTATCCGATGATGCATCAGTTCCAACTACAATTAGTTTCCCATCTCCTGTTTATTTGGAACCAGATAAGGAATACGCAATCGTATTTTTATCACCTGCGTCAGACTTATATGAAATGTGGGTGGCTCGTATGGGTGAGAAAACAGTAAAAACAACTCTTCTCCCTGAAGTAGAAGATGTTGTAGTATCAAAACAGTATATTGGTGGTAGTTTATTTAAATCACAAAATGGAACAATCTGGACACCAAGTCAATATGAAGATTTAACATTTAAGTTACGTAAGGCATCTTTTGTAGAATCTGGAACCGCTACATTCTATAATACACCAGTTACTCCAGGCAACTTAAATTCTCAAAAATTATCTGACAATCCTATTCGTTCATTGCCAAGAAAAATTAAACTTGGTATTACAGGAACCGATTGTGTTGATGCAAATTTGGGTATTGGTGATAAGATTACAATGGCTGATGCATCCAACACCATTGTAGATGGAGTCAATTCTAATGATGATAATTCCATAACAGGTATCATTGAAGGTCAAGGATCAGCTATCGGTTCATCAACTTCAACATCAATTGTTTCACGAGGTTCTGGTTATCCTGTGACTGGAGCTCCTATTGCAGATGTTCCTCTCAAATCTTTGACAGGAAGTGGTACTGGAGCAGTTGCTTCTATAACAGTTGCTACGATTAATGGTGTTCCTGGAGCAATAAATGCAATTACTCTCTCTACTCTTGGAACTGGGTATCAAGTTGGAGATGTATTGACTATTGATAACGCCAATGATAGCGATATTACAAGTGGTGCTGGATTTAAGTGCACAGTATCATCTATCAACACCCAATTTGATACATTATTCCTAACTAACGTTCAGGGTTCAGAGTTTACTGTAAATAGAAAACTTGTAAAATATACAAATGGTAATACCACACCAAAGAGTTTAATTACAAATTCTCAAGTTACATCTTCAACAGTCAATGGTGAATTATACACTGGTGATGTATTTGAGGTAACTCAATACAATCATGCACATCACGGAATAAACAATAAAGTATTAGTTAAAAATGTGAGACCCGATACTTTAAAAGTTCAAACAACATCAACAATAGAATCAGATTCAACAGAGGTTGAAATTGTTGATTCAACTCCATTTACTACATTTAATGGTATAACCACAACAACTGGTTCAGCATTAATAGGAAGTGAACTTGTAACTTATTCAATTCCTGCTGGAGTATCAGGTAAATTAAATATTGTTAGAGGACAGTTTAATACAACACCAACATCTCATGATGCAGGTACTGATATTCAAACTTATGAATCTGGAGGTATCTCTCTTGCAGGTATTAACACAGTATTTGATATATCAACGATTGATGATGGAATAGACAAATATTATCTAAAAGTTGATGTTCTAGGTTTGGATTCAAATAGAACAGGTGACAAACTGATTTGTTTCTCTGATGAAAAAGCATTTGGTGGAAAGAATGTTAAAATATCTCAGAATCATCAATTCAGCACAATTAATCCTCAATTAAATGTAATCACACCTGGTAAATCAACAAATGTTAATTCCAGCATTAGAACAATTAGTGGTACAAGTTCTGGAGGTAATGAAGTATCATTTATAGATCAAGGATTTGAACCTGTCACATTAAATAAAACTTCATTCTTACCTACTCCTAGAATGGTTGCATCAGTAACAAATGAAACGGAGAGATTAACTACTTTACCAAAAAATAAATCATTGACATTAAATGTAAATATGTCATCAACCGATTCTAATTTATCACCAGTTTTAGATGTTAAGAATTCAACCTTTATCTTAGGTAGAAATAAAATTAACGATCCGATTGGATCTGATAACTATGCGTCAAGTGAAAAACCTAAAGCATTGAGAGGTGATCCACACGGTTCAGTATTCATATCTAAACTCGTAACACTTAAAAATCCTGCTACATCTCTTAAAGTACTTGTTGCAGCAAGTAGACAACCAGAGGCAGACTTTAGAGTTTATTATCGTTTATTCAGTTTTGATTCAAGTGGAATATCTCAAAATTACAGACCATTTCCAGGTTACAAAAATATGACCGATACTTCTGGTGATGGATTTGGAGATCAAATCATTGATAGTTCTATGAATGATGGTAGACCAGATGCTTTTGTTCCTGCAAATAGTATAGGTGAATTCTCTGAGTATCAATTCTCAATAGATGATTTAGAGGAATTTAACGGATTTAAAATTAAGATTGTAATGTCATCTACTAATGAATCTGTTCCAATAAAATTAAAAGACTTTAGAGCAATCGCATTGGCATAATGAAATCTTTTCAAACTTTTATGGAACAGTTAGTTCCCCGAAAACCAAAATATTTGAGAGATATAAGGGGGAAAAAAATTATAGGTGCTCCTTTAGATTTACGCAGCATTGAACAAAAAAAATTTAATGTAGATTATCAGGCAGGTGGATTAATTGGAAAGAAAAACACTGATACAGGAGTAGCATGATACCAGTTGAAGGACATAAAAA